CTCGTCATGAAAAGAGGCAAGAGCCTTAGCTGAGCCTTCCGTTAAGTCTCTGGAGTAAGCTATACCACTTCTGAAATGAGGGGATTCCTTGTATTGTTCGGCTGTTAGTGGCTGGCCGGTATTCTTTAGCTTAGAAACACCAAGAGCTTGAATATCCGCATAACCTGTACCAACACCAGTAAACGCCTCATCAATAAAGGCACCCAACACATCCGATGTGTCTGGCTCGTAATACTGGGAACCTATCCTTGTAAATTGACTGGGCTTATCTTCTGCGCCACTCCTCATTAAATAGGGCATTAGAATCTAGGCTCCCTATTCTCAAATGAAGCGTCAATCTTCTCTTGTTTTATTTCTTCTGGGGTTGGGTCGGCTATTAGATCATCAAACCTTAACTCAGCTACCCCACCGTTCTTATCTAACAAAACCTCCCCAGAGGGAGAGCGGAACCTAACGCCGTCCTGTTTGGCATTTAGAAACGGCACTGCTATCTCTTTAATCTTTCTTCCTACGCTCTTGACTATGCTATCACCAACCACGTCAACCTTGAACTCTAAGCCTTCATAATGCCCCTCTAGGCGGGACTCGATTTCATCAACGTCATAAACGGCACCATCCGGTGAGAACTTAGGAACCCTGTATTGTGTATCGTTCATTTCTGCTTGGTTGAACTTCTCAGTCTCCAGAGACAGCGCGAACTCCACCGCCTCCTCTTCGTCAATAGAGGGGTTCTTAATCCTATATGCCTTAGCTACAGCGCCGATAACCTTAAAGTCTCTAAGCTTGTCTTGGAGGCTGAATCCTTCGTTATCCATAGCTCGTAACATCTCAGCGCTTCCCGAAACGAGCTTTTCCTGTATATCGGCTATGCTTCCTGACGAGAGCACACCATCGAATGTAGTGGCTTTATAAGCCTCGTTAAGACCAGCATCGCCCAGCTTACTTACTTCATGAAGTAAGGCTATTCTCTCATGATTACCTATAGGGTCTTGAATAGCTAAGTTAATCGCTGACTGCGCTTCGTCTGGCATTTTAGCTTGAGTTAAATCCCTCACAGCATTAAAAGTGAAGTCACCGTACTGCTCTTTGAGTTGACCTGCCAATCCAATAATATCATCTACTGACTCAAAGTCTTTAATCTGCTGAGTAATGACTTTAGCTTGATCTTTAGGAACCACCGAAGCTGTTTCAGGGTCAGGCTGTATATCAACTATCTCTTGAACAGTCATTCCCTTAGACAAACCCCACTTGGCAGGGTCTTCATTTCTAAGTTTAATCTCAGCGTTAATAGCTTTAATTGTGGATTGCTTAATGCGCTCTCTTTCTGTTGGGGTAAGCAAATCTAAACGATCGCCGCTCTCTAATGCTTCAAGCCTATCTTCGGGCGGTAGTGAGAATATAAATTCTTTCTGTGCTTGTCCTGCCATAGATATTTGTTGAGCGGGAGTAAATACGAAAGTACCGTCAGCATCTCTAGCCGTTACTACCTTAGATACACTATCCATAATGGAGTCTAGTGAATTAATCGCAGCTTCTTGATGCTCAGGAATCCCACTAGAAAGACCGGGAACAATATCTTTTATACTATTCACAAGTGAGTGAGATTCGTTCAGTAACGCTAATTGGTGGTTCTGCCCTACTATTTTCTTCTGTCCAGCAAATGCCTTATCAATATAAGGTAAAGCAGTTACGTCATAAGTGGTGGCGAACTGCTGAGCTATATCGGGGTTTTTAATACCACCGATAAACCCCTTCCTAAACCCATCAATACTGGACTTGAGTGCCGCTGGGTCGTTAGGATGCTGCTTTGATAGCTCAGAAAGTTTGGTTCTTAGCACTGTGGAGGACTTTAGTTGCTCTGTCTCGGCAGACCTTAGTTCTATATCCTGAGCTAAAGCTCCTAATTGCTCAGATACTCTGGCAGTTAATCTAGATTGTGCGTTAGAGAATTGTACCTGCGGTAAAGAAGGTGTGCTTAATGTGCTTTGGAATTGCTTTATATCAGCCATATCTAACCTATTAAAGACGCGAATGTATTTCTGCGTGAGGCAAGCCCCGTTGCGGCATTGCCAAAGCCAGTAGTAATAGCAGACCTACCCTCTTGTTTAAACTGTTTACCTTGTGATCTAAGTGCAGCAGCAGACGTTCCAGCTCCAAACTTAGCAATATCTATATCTTTTCCAGCCTCAGTTTTTGAAACATTGGCAATGTTAACAGGTGTGCCTGATCTAATTGAGATCCCCCTGGCAGCAAACCCAGCATTTTGGCTAGCTAGTGTGGCCTGTAAGGAGCGTCTAATCTTATCAGCTTGTTCACGACCTTTCAATTCCTCTGTACGGGCTGACAGCTCTGATTGTTGGGCTTGGGCTTTTGAAACCCCAGCCGACTGGAAGCCACTTGATATTGCAGATAGTGCTGATAACCCAGAAAGCCCCGCCCCAATTAAGGAAACACCCTGTCCGATAGCAACAGCTGTCCCCGCGCTTCCAATAACGCCAGCATTTAATCCTGCTAATAATACCGTTTCTACCATCTTAGTTACCTTGTATTATGTTTTTAGACACCGCAAGGACTGTCATTGGCCCCGCCTCGTCTTGTGTTATGGTTAATTGTGCCGTTTCATCCCAGCCCCTAAATCCTAATATTCTCTTTATACCAGAAAACTGAGGTGGTGCCGAATCTAAAGGAGTTCCTCCACCGGATAAACCAAATCCCCTAAAGCTTAATGTCTTTCCGTTTACCTTAATGGACGCTGTGTTGCTTAGTCTTAAAACAACCTCGGCAATACTCAATAATCTACCAAGAATAGTAACCTGAGTAGGAAACTCTACGGGTAAGTCCTTAAATACCGGCTGGAACCACAAGCCTATCTCTGCGGCTGTTGTGGCGTTGCGCTCAATTGTAGCACTTCCACCTGACGGAGTGACATTATCCAAGGCCGAAGCATCTGCATAAACCCTGCAATCCTCACCATCTAAGTGGTCTAGTCCGGTGAAAGTATCGGTAGGAAGCCCTGATGTGGTTCTTACTGAGGCGTCTAAAAGATGATCATCATTAATTCTTTCAAGATAGTTTACAGAGTCCCTTGTCACACCGTAGTATAAATCATTATAATCTGCACCCGTCGCAATAAACGTACCGTCTGTAGTTTGATCGGTAAATGCGGCTATACCCTGTGACCTCTGAATCGTTGCAATAGTGGCGTTGCCATTGGATTGAACTAATGACAACAAAGCCCCGTCATCCGTGGAGGTTGCCTTTCTTAATGCAAAGTCTGAAGGATTATTAACTAAATGACCTGATAAAAGAGAGATTAGATTATTGGCAAACGCTTGCTGAGTGTCGCTGAAGACAAACTCCTGCATTGATTGTCCACCGTTTTGAATATAAAACACACCACCCTCAATCTCTTGCACCATTAAACCTCGTTGGGAGCCCACTCTTGATTGCCTTAATGTTGAGACATTCCCTGGAGTGATGGGTTCATTCAATTGGGTGGGGATTATAAACTCAGCACCACTTGTGAAAATCATTAAATTACGGCCAGAGTAGATGTTTGCAATTCTGTTTAATTGATCTGTATCCAAGGTTATTGAAATACCCTCATCATCCAGAGCAGAACCTAAAGCAAAGTCAAAGAATATACCCACGCGAGAAGCCCATGCAGAAGTTGGGCGAGACTTAGAGCCACCAATCCACAACCTGCCACTATGGAACGTTCCAGAGGTTGGATAGCCCCTTGTAACACTCCATGTCGGCTCGTAACCAGTTAAGTAATTCCAATCACCCGCAGCTATCGCATTGGTATTAAGAAAGGGTATCTCGACAAAAGCATCAACTACTGTAGTTGATTGAACTGCTAGTATTCTTGCCAGGCCACCATTACCCTCAGCGTATTGATTAACAGATGCCGCGTTAAACGTACCGGATGCCACTGTCAGAGTGACTGTACCCGTTGTCGCAGAGGGTGTTAATGTACCGAAGCCCGCAGCCGTTCCTGTTTGTGTAATCTCAGTAAACGCATGATAGGGGGTGTTGTCAAATACAAGCTCTTCAAAAGTCCAATAGTCATCAAAGCCCTGTCTCTGTACTTTCTTAGGATTAAAGTCTTCATGAAACAAAATCAGGGTATCGGCAGACTGAGCCCAGTTAATATCAGCTAATCTAGCAGAAGTTAAATCCCCGACATACACATCGACCTGATGAACCCCATCAAGATAAACACCTATATTCTTGTCGGTAAGCGCAAGTATGTAGGACTGGTCAGTATTGAACTGAAAGTCTACTATTCTTAAATTAGAAATAACGCCATTAGTATAAGCGTTAAGCTCTGTTAATGTCACCTTGTTTGTAGTGAGGTCAGTTGCACCAATTCTCGCCAAGCGAATATAACGGTATGATGCCTCAACCCTACGAGAGTAGTTCTTAGCAGTGGTTGAGATTGTTAGTGCCGAGCCTATATTAGTCCATGCAGAATCATCATTAGACCCTTGAAGGAAAAACTCTGATGATGTGCCGGAAACAGTTAAAGCCAATCCGTTGATATATACCACGCCTAGTGTCTGGGCAGTAGTAAAGTCATACTGAACCACTACATATGGATTTGTAGTTGATACATTGCCCGTAGTAGTAAGGGATGTAGCAGAGTCCTCGTCATTGGCATTTGCACCGGTTCCACCATTGACTGTGGTTATGGAGGGTGAATCAAGGAATGTTAATGTTCTCAACATCTCATCGATATGCTCTAGGCCACCGCGACGTTTAAAACCACCCTGGGTTAGGGTGATGACGTTAGTCATTGTCTCGGCAGCGCCGTAATATTGGTCAATGTCAGACCTACCCAGCATTTTGGGGTCTAATTCCCCCTGGGTAAACCTATGTTGTATAGTTCTGGCCACTAACTAAACCTTGCGTCTGTTATCGGGGAACTGACAATGAACTCGTTTCTTTTCTGCTTTGAATCTGTAGACATAGCTATACCAAACAAACCACCTTTTCTATTGGCGCTGGCTGAGCCGTAAGCAATCTTATCATAGTAATCTGCCAGCTCAGGCCGTCCGGTAACTGGAATAGCTGTATAAGCAGCTAGAGAGGAAACGGCCAGTTGTGTAAAGTAAGCTGGCCATACATTCTCATCTGCTCTTATTGTGTAATCCCCGTATAAGCTAGGGTAGTTGGAGTAAATCCTCCGGCTAGTGTCAGTCCCGTAGATGTCATAATCAGTTACAGGATTGGAACCTACATTGGTTGTGTTAAATAGCGCCCAGATTAAAAGGGACTCGGCAGGTATGATATGTGAGTAGGTATACTCACCTATAGGGGCTATGGTGTCTTGTGACAGTTGACGCTTCTTGGTAGCGAACGTCCACGGGTAAATGGATAAAAGATGTTTAATGTGATCTTCGTAAACAGAATCAAGTATCTCTGCCTCATTAGACTCATCACTAAATGAATCAACAGTGTTTGCATGAAGCAAAAGCATTGACTGAGAGCCAATTGATACGTTACTCGCCATCTAATCCTCATTTTCTTCTAAAAAGGGGGAAGGCATTACCCCTCCCCCAGTAGACTTAGTCAGTGTCAGTCACAGTGCCGACTGTTACATCGGTTGCGTCAACCGTACCGGAAGCCTTGTCTTTTATAACATGACGACCATAGGTAGATAGTGTTCCACCCGTACCGATTGCAGTAGCCCAAACAACAACATCAATGATGTCACCAATTTCAAGCAAATTATAAGCACCCGCGTAAGCGACCGCTGCATTAAAATAACCTGCACTATCCACAGCAGCGTGGGCGTCCAGAGTTGCGTAAGAGAACACCTGCGGAGCTTTGCCTCGTTTAGATGTCCCGCCTACGGGATTTAGATAAGTAATGTCGAAAGCCATGTTAAATACTCCTAAGCTTCGTGGGTTAGAACATCGACAACACCATCGGTGTCAATCGTCACTGCACCAGCAGTAATAGCAGAGCTCATTAACCAAGACTTCTTCTCAGCAATGTATTCTACAGAACTCTTAACACCACCGGTCATAGCAAGACCTACAGCATCCTTATGGAATGCAAAGCAATTGCGGGTTGTGCTTGAGATCGGAATACCGCCCTCGTTAGCGCGATCTTCCATCATGATAAACTCAAAGCTACCAAAGGTTTTTAACTCACCCATAGCAAGAGCCTTGAGTACGTTAAAGTCAGAAGATGCAATCTCGGTTTCAAGTAAAGCATTTTCCAATGCAATGGCGTTGATAAGCATCACACGGTCAGATTGTGGAACACCAGCAGCATCTAAGATGCGTTTAGCGCGGGCAATCTTCTCAATGTTCAATGAAGTATCAGAACCACCTACAGATTTCGCAACCTGAGTTGCAGAGGCAGAAGCAGCCATAGCGTCAACTACGATTTGATCGGCACGACGACCAACTGCTTTAGCAGCAGACATAACTAACTCACGTTTTTCGTCAAACGCTAGTTTGTCTAAATCCTCTACAGCTGAGTAATCAGAAGCATCCCAATCAACCAAAGTAACGACCTTAGCTGTGTGGGTTACGTTCATAGGAATTACATCTGTTTGCGGAATACGCAGACTTGCAATACCCTTACCAATTAGAGGGAAGGAATAGGTTTTAGCGCCAACGTTAGGACGTGTGCGCACTTTGCCCATCAATAGCGATTCGCCTTGATAAGCCTGTTTTACTAGGGGGTCAAACTCCGATTTGAAGTTGACTGAAGCAGTTGTACTCATAAGAGCCTCCATAAAGTTAATGTTAAAGTCACCAACGAGAGGGCCTCTACTGAGTAGACGGATTGAACCGGAAAGCTACATATAGCGGGTCGTTACATAGAATATACTATATAAGCCCGCACAAGGCAACTAGTTATTCATTTCGCTCAACTGAGATGAATACCTTGTGTAATCCTCGGTGTTGTTAGCCAGCATCGCTTTAGCCATTTTAGCCTCAACTTCCGAACGGGATGAAGTGCTGTCAACAGGAACATCAATTGCTACTTGATCTCTACCGCCACTCATCATGCGGAGCTTATTAAATACTCTCGCAGACTCAGCACTGTTAACCATGTTATTAGCAGCAAGGGCCTCTTCAGCACTAAACGTACCACCAGCTTCTAGTGTTTTAATATAAGAACCGACTGCATTTACAATCTTCTGGCCAGCTGGGCCTAGTCGCCCTATCTCTGCTGATCTATCTGCTGCGATTTCCTCTGGTGTAGGTGGTGCTGTAGCCTCTGCTTGTATCTCTGCAAGCTTAGAGATGATAGGAGTGATAAACTTACCAAACGCCTCCTTGGGAACGCCTATCTCTTTGGCCGATTCTTTTGCCGCTTGGATTAATGGGTCATCATCCCTAACCATTTCCTTCAAGTCATCAGATAACTCTAATTGATAATCATTAGCGTCTTCAGGTGCTAAGCCCTCAAACTCACCCTTGGATAACTTAATCCGTAGACCATCAGCGCGCTTCTTCTCAGTGTCATACGAACTTAGAATCTTATCAATATCAGGTGCATTGGTCTCAGCGTTCCAGAAATCATCAGGTAGGCTCTCTGGCTTACCGTTCGAGAAGTCTAGCGCCTCGGCTTCAGGTGTGATTAATGAATCGCTTTCCGGTGTAGTTTCCGGTGTGGCATCTGGCGTAACTTCTTGGGTTTCTTCAGTCATTTCGTATTCTCCTTGTAATCTTTAGCTTTTTGAATCTTGTCTTTCACTTGACGTATTAAGTTATTCTGCCCTTCACGGAAGTACCCGTAGTCAGTCTCTTGTCCAGGCCACCATGTTGGTGAATCAAGTGTATGTAATATAAGCCATTCAAGAACCTTCTTACCAGAGGGTGTGCTAAAGGTAACAGCAAACAAGTGGTTTAGCTCGTATGCCTTCTTATTGGCTTCTTCTATTTGGAGGTCGTTCGGGGTTTCGTCCCCAATATCCCAATCAAGGGAGTTTAACTCTTTGGTCATTGTGGTGGTTGTTGTTGTTGCGCAATCATTTGAGCTACCATGCCTTGTAGTTGCTCTGCCTCAGCTTCTTCACGTAGTAACTTGTTAGGTGTGCCAAGCATATCCGTTAACCATTTAGGAACATCTTCAACCTTAAACGATGTTAAGGCTAATTGAGGATTAATAGTAGCTACCATCTCGTAGGACTGCATAAACTTCTGCACCTCTTCAACTTGTTGGGTCTGGGCAATAGGTGAGACCACCTGTACTTGGACTAATAAGTTATCAATGGTAAATCCGTCAGGAAGCTTTATCAAGCCCCTTTTGTTAAGAATGTTTAACCCACGTTTCCATAAAGGTATGATGTACTCGAAGTAACCATTACCATACGCACTACCTATATCCGTCTGGAACTCTCTCATGCGTTGAGCTATCTCAAAGGCAGTCTTAGGCTGTGGTGTCTCGGCGGGTAGGCGATTATCAAGCAATGTCTTACGGATTTGCTCTTGAAGGTCGTTAGATATAAACTCTTGTAGTTGATTGTTTGCAGTGGTGTCTAGTCTTGAGATGCTAGGGCCATTCTCACCAGCGTTGCGTTCTACAGGAATAAACGTATTAGGGGCAATGTTTAAAGTGTTGGTGTTGATGGCTGAATCGCCGGCGATAGTGTAAACACCAGCCACATCTAATGCAGCACTTCTTAATAAGAACTCTTTAAGTTTGTTTAATGTTTTAGTATCAGCCAGCGCCATAACAAACGGGCCGACCCCATTACTGTAGCCTGGTATTCTCAACCAACGCGGTGTGAAGCATATCTCCTCTACGTGCTCAGAGCTGAATAATATCTCATCCAGGGCAATAACATCATAACGCCAGATAATATCTGCGTAATCCATGTAGAACACCTCGGTTACTTCAACCTCTTTCTTATCATCTGACACATCCATACCACTAGGTAGGGTAGCCTCAGGCCATGTCTCTTTAATCATTGTGGCCTTCATACTGTATTGACGAGCACGGAAATCTACCGAGCCACGCTTACCATCAGATATGCCCATCTCAGAGATAGGGCTAGCAACAAAGTTAAATGGATGTTCTTCATCACCCTCATAGAACCACAATGCACCAGTGCCAATACCCCACTCGAAATACATCTGAGGGGCAGCGGTTATAAAGTTAGACGAGTTTAAGTAAGAAAAGAATACATCAGTAATCTGGTCTAATGACTCATTGAGCTCTTGACGCTTATCTTCGTGTACAGCAGGGCCAGCAACTAACTTACTCCACTTGGTAAATGGTGGGGTAAACTCTTTATTGACAGTCTTAACAAATGAATCTGCGGAGGTCTGACCGGTTGAGTCATACTGTTTAGTAGGGCGGTTAAGTGAAGGCTTCTGATTACTCAGTGTATTGCGGTATGGGCTATAGAGCTCATAGCAATCATCATACAGGTTACGGTTAGCATCTCTATCAGAGAAAGCCTTCTTAGCCCTATGCATTGACTTGTCAGCTGTTTGTCTAGCCAAGTTGGTCTCTCAACACGCCGGCTTCATTACCACCAGTGATTAAAGAGGCTTTAGCAGAGCTTCTACCGCGACGGGCAGTCTGTGCGGATGCCTCACGTCTTTTGGTTTCATTCTCTAGTTGAGTAACCTTCTTCTCTTGGGCAGCCAGTAATGCTTCTTGCTTAGAGTTGTCAGGTGTTTTGGATTTAAATAACTTATCTACCATAATATACCATATCTTGTAAGTTCATAGGATAATACCACTATGCAAAGTATATATCAAGCTATCATCCAAGGCTTGAGAATTATAGCACCTGCTTTGTTTAGCTCATGATACAGGTCTTTAGGGGTTCTACCCTTTCTAATGCCAAGCAATCTCTTGCACACACTAACACAAGTTAAAAGTTCCAAGGGTGCTGGCTTGTAGTGTGATCCATAATGAACAGTGTATTGCAATACAGCAGTAGGGTTTTGTGCAATCTCTTGTTGCACTATATCATTCAAGGTGTTTGGATATTCCCTAATCGCCATTACATGAGCAAAGGAATTAACCATTAAACAATAATCTCTGTTATCCCGTATCGTGTGAACGTGTTGGAAGTCTCTATGTAAGAACCATGCCCACCACGGCTTACCGATTTGGCATTTATCAAACACAACAACCCAGGTTTGTGAGTCAGTGAATCTTTCCACTAAAATACACTCCACTCTATTGGTTTGGTTATTGGTCTGGCTATGTACTCCATACCAGCCTGGGTAGCAGTATGTGCAATTGACTGCGCTAGTGTCAACACAAATGCATCCGCGCTATCAGGTGAATAGCCTAGCTCTTTCTTAATATCCTCTTTGGGCATCATGATTAATTGAGAGTTATTAATCCACTTAGGTTTAACCACGGATAACTCAGCCTGTAGTCTGTCAGCATCTTTGGCTAATAGGCTAATCGAACAAGGCTCATCAAGTAGCCAGTCTCTAGCGGATGCGTACATCTCTGCCCGTTTGTTCTTATATCTGTCTGTACTGTGAGACTTACCGCCAAAGTCTACCTTGCGCACGATGGACTTATACCCATCAGACTTTAGTCTATCAAACACAGCTACACCCAATCCACCGCAATCAATGTTAACTATCGAAGGCCTATAGTGGTCTATCTCTTGTTTGAGTTTGATGATTGAATCCTCTAAGTCTGAAGGAGGCAACGAATACAGCTTGATTACGTTCCTGCCCTTCCTATGGCATATCTTGAATTGATCACCGCCTAGCCTAGCCGGATCAACACCAAAGATTAAAGGTGCATCAGTATGAATAGGGTCAGCGTTGATAGCCCTTCTAACCAGGTGAGACTTGATAAAGCTATCAGCGTCGTCAGCCTCGAATGCCTCACTAGGGGTGAATGGATACTCTCGCTTGAATAGTATATCCTGACCGTGGAAGTCTGACGTTATCTTATGCCGACGCCACACCAAATGCCCAGTGGTTAAACCATCCTTACTAAATGATCTTAGTAACTCTTTCTCTTCCTCGTCTAACTCAAACCCCTCAGGCACCTCTCGGCTGTACTCTTCCTGCCAGTACCAAGGGATAAAGACTAATTCAAAGTCGCCCTCACCAGATAATGCTTGCATACACGTCCGATGAAAGAAGTCGCCCTGCCCGTTAGATGTGCTCTCTAAAAATATAGCCGTACCATCTAAATCAGGCACCGCTTGCATAATACCCTTGGCGTGCTCTTCACAATTAGGCGAGTAAGCAACCTCTGACCAATGAAGAAATTGAATGGTCTTTGATCTACCTAGACCAGCCGTGCCAGCAGTACCAACCCTATAAGCACTACCCACCTTAGAGAATGATAGCTCTTTCTGTGATGATGTGCCAAGCTCAGGCTTTAATGAGGGATACTTACCATCTGCGTAGAATGTCTTAACCATTTGATACAGTGATGATGAACCATCCGAATCATGGGCAAAGATAAACGTCAACGCACCAGGGCTTGTTATTGTCTTATGATAGAGATATCCACCAATGTAAGTAGATAATCCCTGCTGCCTACCCTTTAACACCGCAAGTCTTACCCTGCCCGTTCTCTCGATCTGGTCATCAACGCGCTCTTGTACATACTTCTGGGCTTTGTTTAGGTGGAAGGGTATTAGCTTACCAGCCTTACTCCTTATTGATAACTGCTCACCAGCAAAAAATGGGAAGTCAGTCATTACCCGTTCAGTCTGGTTCATGCTCTATTACTTTGGGTGGACTCTCTATAGCCTTAGCCATCTCGGCATACTTATCAAATACATTTATGTTAATACTCTGTGATACACCCGTTGGTATAGTCTTACCTATCAGCGTCATAAAGGCACTTGGGTTCTCGTCTGCTTGTTGCATAAAGTACTCTACACCACCCTTGCGCTCTAAGGCTGATCTTATCATATCCTTTATAGCCGTAGTGTTCTTGTTAGTGCTTCCTTTTGGTCTGGCCATAAAGTTAAGTTGTTAACTAATTAACTATTTGAAGTCTATTTACAATATAATATGTTACCAGTGTGTATATCTCTTATACATGTTCCTGCGTATGCGTTGAATGCAACCATTGATATCACTACTATTATTAATGCTTTAATCATATGCCTAGTATACCTTAATTACCTTTACATACAACTAAAAATTAATTGTTCCGATAACCCCTCCCTTTTACAGGAGGGGAACCAGTTAAGATACGGTGGCGCTAAACGGTGTTGCTTCTGTACCTGTAGCAGCTGCTACAATTTTAACCGACCATAGGTTAGAGGCTATATCAATCAACTCTACTATATCGCCCTTGAGGCCACCAGTAGTAGTTCCATTCAACGATACAGTGTCAGCAGTTGCACCAGCTTCCCAGATTACAGCCGTGTTAGCAGCATCTTGAGCGACTACAGCATTACCAGTCATGGTATGTGCAGCATCTGTTACCTTAATAGTCGTAGCATTAGAAGTAACCGTAGTGCCTAGGATGAATTTGTATGTCTCACCCGTTCCCGTTGCGGCAGGTAATGTTACAGCGCAGCCAGCAGCAGCGTTAATAGTTACAATCTTGCGGGCATGAGCAAGGCGAGTTACCGCTAGGGTCGCAGCAGTTACATTTACTAATGGGTCACCAAAAGCACCGCCACCAGCTAAAACCTTAACAACCTTACCAGCTGATGCGTCAAATATCGGGTAGTAGTCAGCATCACTGTCAACACTAGCTCCCGCTAAGGTATCAAGGCGTTCAATGCTGTCATATGCTAATTTACGTCCACTCATTTATTTATCTCCTAAAAATGTTATTCAATATTATAACATTATCTCCTTTACATACAACATAATTATTACTTGACATACGTGTATAAACAATTGTACACTGTACCTACTAACAACGCAAAGGATAAATGAAATGACTATTACAGAATTTGAAACATTGTGCGAGTATTACACTATATGGCCAAGCATAGCATT